CAGCCGCCCAGGTCCTGTGCCACCATTCGATCTGCGCCGCTTTGGCGCGTCGAGGAGGAAGCATGAACAGAACCAGCCCCAGCCCCAGCCCCAGCACCAGCACCAGCACCAGCTCCTGGGCGTGGGCGGACCGCATCTCAGACGCCATCGAGGCAACGGCCGCTCGCCTCGCACGGGAGGACGGCGAAGCGTGGGCGGACCGCATCTCAGACGCCATCGCTCGCATCGCACGGGAGGGCAACGAAGCCCAGCCGGCCCGTCCGTGTAAGTGAGCGCTCACTGGGGCGGCTGGCCAGGCAGCGACAGGCGGGTAGGGCCAGGCGGGCAGAGCAGGGCAACTCGGGGGCGCCGGGGCCCCTGCCCGGACGGGTGTCCTTGACCGTGGGCCCCCGTCCTAAACTGCGACGTCAAAAAAGGTTTGTGACAGTTGAGGTTGTGTTGAGGTACAAGCACCTACCCCGGGGGAGTTCCGGTTAAACGCGTGGGATGCGTTCGGCGTCTCGTTTATTCCCTCGGTGGCAGCTTGTGTGCTGCTGGACCGTCCGTCCTGCGGCTATCCTGTTGATCCCATCCGGGCAGGAGTTGCTTAAGGTGGGTCCGCCTTTCGGCTGGGGTTTTATCTGGGTTGGTCCGCCGCACCTTCCCAACGCTCGGGGCGTCAAGCGCGTGGGGTATGGTATACACTTTCTCGCACGTTATTGCAAAGGAGGTGGGGTCGTGGCCGACTGGGACGGGTTCTTGTTGTCGGGTGACGACTGGGAGCGCAGGAATGGTGAGCTGCGCATGGCGCTGCCGCTTGACGTGCGACTGGAACGGTTGCGGCTTGAGCTGGTGGAGTTAAAGCGCCGGTTGATAGAACTTGAGCTCGATGGCAAGCGCCGTAATTGAGCCTGGGCTTCTGGAGGCGCTGTCGGCTGACCGGAACCTGGCTATCGAAACCATATTCGGGGATTCGCACGAGGACGATACGGCGCCGTTCCACGTCGACGTGGTGAATTTGTGGTCGTCTGCTGATGAGTTCGTGATGATCGAAGGCTTCCGGGAGTCGGGAAAGACTACCCGCGCCCTTGAGTTCCTGACCCTGGAGGCGCTGTTCGGCAACTATCGGTTTGGCCTATTCATAGCTGATAACTTCGCCAAGGCTTGCGATAAGCTGGACATCATGCGCTGGCACCTTCGAGACAATGCGAAGATCCGCGCCATCTTCGGAGACACCATCGGGGAGAAGGACAACGCCTCGATCTTGCAACTGAAGAACGGAGTCAAGCTACAAGCCATGGGGCGGGAACAATCTCCCCGAGGTTTGCTCTACCGGACGGCTCGTCCAGACCGGATATACATCGACGACCCGGAGAACCGCGAGCGCGGTGACGTGGCCTCCACCCAAGCGGTGGACAATACGATGAAATGGCTCTACGGCGACGTGATACCCGCCATGGACAAAAGGAACGGGAAGATCCGCATCAACGCCACGCCCATGGCCCGTGACTGCATGGTGTCGCGTCTGCGGGACGACCCGTCATGGGTCACAAGACGATACCCCATTGTGATGGGCGACGTGGATTCTGAACATGCTCGGGCAATGTGGCCTGCCCGGTATCCGGTCAATTGGGTAAGGGCACGCCGGGACATGGCTCGCAGCCAGGGATTGCTCACCGCTTTCATGCAGGAGTACATGTGCGTGTCGGAAGAAGAGTCGGAGAAGGTATTCCCTGCGGGCGGTTTTGTAGAGACACCCGCCGCTACTTTGGAATGGGAACCCATGTTTGCGGTACTGGACCCGGCCAGGACCACGAAAAAGACCAGCAACCTGACCGGGATGGCCGTGTTCTCCCTGGTGGGCAGCAAGATACGGGTGCATGAGTCCTCCGGCGAGCGGCTTCAGCCATCGCAGATTGTGTCCCGGCTGTTCGAGTTGCAGGAAAAATACTGCCCGGTCGCCATCGGCATTGAGTCGAACTCGCTTGAAGAATTCCTGATGCAACCCATCCGGCAGGAGATGATCCGCCGCCACGTTATCCTGCCCATCGTTGAACTGCGAGCCCCGCACGACCAGCGCAAAGCAGATTTCATCAAAGGCCTGCAGCCTTTCTACAATGCGGGAGACATCGAGCTGATCGGCGGGGATAGCGCCCACTCACGCCTGGTAGAAGAGATGACTTCGTTCCCATCTAAGAACGATGACGTGGTAAACGCCCTGGCTTACGCCACGCGTATCCGGCCAGGTCAGCCGGTCTATGACGACTTCGGCGTGGAAAACGTGGTTCCCGACACCAGCGCATTACGGGCGCAGCCCATCTATGTCGCCTTCAACGCTTCGGGGAAAGAGGTCACCTGCGTTGCCATGCAACTGCAAGGCCAAGCCATGATGATCCTTGATGACTGGATGGAGTCTGGCGACGTATTCGAAGCCGTGGCCAGCATCCGCCGCCAGATCCAGGCGCAATTTTCCAATCATCGCGTGCTGGCGTTTTGCCCGTCCGATCATTTTGACGACTGGGCCAGGACCGCGCTTGTGCAGGCAATGAAAGCGAACAAGATCCCCCCGGCCCGCGGCGCACCAATACAAGACTCCCGTGGCGCGCTTTCGCATTTCATCCGAACCACATGGAAAGGACAGCGGTGCCTTCTCGTTCCTCGGCACGCTCGGCATACCTTGAACGCGCTGGCCTGCGGGTACTGCCTGCCCCTGGGAAACGACGGGCGCCTTGGGTCCACCCCGGCTGACAATCAACACCGAACTCTATCGGAAGGGGTGGAGTCATTGACTCAGTCTATCGATTCGGGTATAAACGCCCCAATTATTGCCAATTACGCGGTAGGCTCTGGTGGTCAACGATATATGACAAGTCGGCCGGGGATTGCCCTGCGGCCTCGCTAGGAGAGTTTCCCATGAAAATGAAACAGGCACGGCCCGTTGATGACGCAACCCAGGCGACGGATGTCAAGCTCAAGGGGTTCCCCGCTGACCTCGGCATGAACATGGGTAACCGACACCCAAAAGAGTACGCCAACCTGCCCAAGGGTTGCCATACGCCCACCATGAAAAAGAACAAGGGTTCGCGGTGATGAAAAAACGCGACCCGTTTTTTGCTGGCGAGCCGGTCCACAAGCGCAAGTCGCCATCGGACATGAAGGGCAAGCTGTCCAAGGCGGGAGTCGTGAAACCCGCCATGGTGGCCATGGGCAAGAAGAAGAAAACCAACCCGCCGATCCGCCCTGGCATGAAGCCCAAGTCCGTGACGCCCTGAACTTATGGCACAGGCGACCGAGATTGGCTACGAGCCCGAGGACGCCTATACCATCAGGCCGGCCGAGAGCCGCAACGCCAAGCCAGACAACTGGGCAAAGCGCAAAAATTCCCCGCAGATCAAGTCTGCGGAGAAGTCCTGGCCGCTTATTCAGCAGGCCTATACCAACATGCAGGAGTTCGGTAGTCGCTCGAAAGATTACTGGAACATCTACAACTGCCAGTTGGATGAAAACCAGGCGTACACCGGTTACGCGCAATGCTATATCCCCATTGCCCGGGACTGCGTAGAGGCGCGAAAGCGCCGCACGCTTGCGCACCTGTTCCCAATCAATGACCGTCACGTCGAGGCTATCTCGACGGATGATGAAACGCCGTACGCCACGCAGTCCTTACTCGAACACCATATCAGTCTGTGCGACTTGCGCACCAAAATCGGCGCCATGATCGTCCAGGGCGACGTGACCGGACAGTGGAACCTGTACGTCGATTGGGCGAAGGACCGCAAGCGCGTCACTCGCATGGTCGAGCGCACCGCGCAGCTGGGCGAGGAAGGAACCGTCGACCCGGGCGAAACCTTCCAGGACATCTCTGACGATGAGTTCGTCACGGAAGAGCATCCCGATATATGGGTTCCTGCCACGACCGATATTGCGGTCATACCGCCAACGGTTGATGAGTTGAAAGACGCTCAGATCGTGTGCATTCTGCACCGCATGAGCAAGTCCAAGGTGGCGGATTTTATCAAGCGCGGGATATTCGTCTCGGTCACCGCGGATGAGCTCATGCGCGGCATGGAGGTCAAGCCCAGCAACATGGGCAAGAAAGCCCTCGAGGACTTGGGCATCAAGACCGAGGGCACGGACAAGCACGCCGTCATCTACGAGGCCCACTTGCGTATCCGGCTTGACCACGAGGACAAGGAACAGTCCGTCATCTGGTACCGCGGCGACGGCAAGGTTCTGGGAATCATCCGCAACCCTTTCTGGGGAAAGCGCATCCCCATCATCAGCGCGCCGCTGAACAAGACGGCGGGCGCGTTTTTTGGGAAGTCCCAGATCGAACCCGTCCGGTTCCTGCAATGGCAGGCGAACGACATCGCCAACATCGGGCAAGACGCAGCCATGTATGCGTTGAACCCGGTCATCATGACCGACCCGGAGAAGAACCCTCAGTACCAATCCATGGTTTTGTCCATGGCGGCAGTGTGGCCCATAGATCCGAACTCGACCCGGATCCTTGAGTTCCCCAAGATGTACCAGGACTCGTGGCAGATCGTGGGCATCCTGAAGGCGCAGATCCGCGAGTCCATGAACGTGAACGACTACGAGATCGGCCACATGCCGCAAACGCGCAAGACCAATGCGCAAGTGGGCGCTCTGGGACAGGCAGCGGCCATGGGCTCGAACGACATGGCCAAGGACATCGAGAACCGCATCCTCAACCCGCTGCTTGAAATGATGTTCGAACTCGACACCCAGTTCCGCACCGAGGAAACAACCATTCTGGTGATGGGTGAGTTTGGCGTAAAAGCCCACGCGGAGCGGGTATCACCGCAGCAATTCTCGGCAAAGTACTTCTTCCGCTGGCTGGGCACCGATTACATTGCTTCGGTGCAGCGCATACAGCAGCAGATTGCCGCCATGAACGTGCTGCGCGGAATCCCGCCGCAGGCCATGAACGGCAAGCGCCTGGACATCATGCCAATCCTTGAGCAGATGGTAGAGACGGTGTTCGGTTCCGGCCTTGCCGGAAAGATCATCATCGACCAGCGCGACCAGGTAACGGTTCCACCGGACATGGAAAACGAAATGCTTCACAACGGCCTAGCCGTTCTGGTGCATCCGATGGACAACGACATCGAACACATTCGCGCCCACCAGGAACTGGCCAAGACCACGGGCGACCCGTCCGCGCATATCCGGGTTCACTTGCTCGAACACATGAAGCAGTTGCAGGGCAAGGCTGCGCAGCAGCAAGCGCAGATGGCCGGAGGCGCATCGGCACCCGGCCAGGGAATGCCTGGCGGCGCAGGACCTGGCGTCCCTGGATCGCCTCGCATCGGAGCGCAACCGGCAATGCCCCGCGGTGGACAAGGTCCCGGGGGAATGATTCATCAGGATCAAATTCAGTCGCCTGAATCAGGCGGCAGGGGGTAGACATGGCACAGGCTGGATTCCCGTTTACCGGGCTGCAATCTGAAGGCGCAGGGATGAATTACGGCGCGGTGGTTCAAGGCTTGAACCAGCTGTCGCTGCAACTAAGCCAGGGAACGCCAACCGCCATTTTGTCAAGCGGAACGTCATCGGCTACGGCCAACGCCGCTCTTATGCAAGCCGCAGCTAACTCAGGATACCTGTCGATTGCGCCACAACCCGGCGTGTACTACTTCAACAGCACCATCGTGCTGCCCAGCCTTTGCGACGTGGTCATCCCTTCTGGCGTGGAACTGCGCGCCGTGCCGGTGACGCCGTCGGTGGCCGGGAACAACTTCCGCGCCTTTACCAACGCGAACTTTCAGTCCACATATCAAAGCATCAGCAGCATCACGCCCACTTTCCAGACGCCTTACGCATCAGGATCGCTGGGCACGATCGCCACTGTGGTGACCTCAGCCGCGCATCCGTTCACCGGTCTTACCCGGCAATTTGTCTACATCCGGGGCGACTACAACGATATGTACAACGGCATCTTCGAAGTAAACACCGTGGTAAATTCCACGACGTTTACCATCGCCATGGGCCAGGGATCGGCGGGACTTGCGGCGAGCTACGGAGATGGTCCAGCCATGCAGATGGCCCCGGCGGATGCGTTCATTAACATCACCGGCGGCGGCACCATCAACATGGACTCGCCCAACACGGCAATCTGGACGGATCGCACCGCGGCCAATGCCTGGGGGAATCCAGGACCTAACTATTTGGACCACTGCATCGCATTCAACAAGGTGCTAAAGCCTCGAGTCGAAGGCATCTACATCCAGAAAGTGCGACGCTACGGAGTCATGCTTCAGACATGCGTGGAGTCGATTGTTCGCCGGGTGAGTTTTGATACGTTTGCCGATGGCGTACATCACTACGGACCGCAATGGGATCCTCTGGTCGAGGACGTGATCGGGACCACAGGCGACGATGGCGTCATCTTTCAGCCTATCGACGGCGCTTCTTTTAGTCAGTACCAAGCCGAGGCCACGGGCGGGAACATCTACCGGCCCAAGGTCAAGCGGCTTAACTTCCGGCACACCCGCAACGACGGTGCGCTGATGTTCTACTGCTCAGGCGGCAACGCGCCTACGGCGATAAGCGTGAACACGATTGCCAACAACGTGCCGGCCACTATCAGCGGCACTCCTGTAGGGACTGGCGGCACGTTTTCTGGCGGCAGCACTTACCAGCTGCAGGTGGTCGCGCTAAATACCATGACTGGGCAAACAATTTATGCCTACACGGCGCAGACCGCTATTACGATCGCGGCGAGCGGATCGGTAACCCTTACGCTGCCAACGGCCCCCGGGTTCCTGTTCAGCGTCTACATGGGCGTGGGCGCGCTAACCAACTTTGCCAAGCTAAGCGCCGCGCAAAACGGAAGCACGGACGCCAAGTCCCTGATGGGTGGTCAGGCGCTTACGTTGACTGACTTGGGCGGGGCCGGCACGCCCGGCAGCGTTACCACGGGGCAACTCTTTACCTTCACCGGCACGCCGCCAGCCGCTGGCAATGCGGTTATTTTCACCGCCGCCCAAGCCGGGGTTATCCCAGGAAAAACCTACTACGTTTTGCCGTGGGGTCTGTCGTCTACCACCATGCTTATCTCCACGCTGCCACGAGGCGCACCGCTCTCCGGCGTTACTACCGGCAGCGCTCTTACGCTGACGGGAAAGTGGGACGTGGGTTACCAGTTCCGTGGAAACATTTCGATAGAGGACGTGGCGACGCAGGAGGGATTGGGCGGCGGCATTGCGGTGGGGTCTACCAGCTATGTGCCTTTCGGCTGCGCTATTGACAACATTTCGGCTAAAAACATTTCCGGCATTTCGTTCCGCATGGCTTCTGGCGACCAAAGCACCATGGCGACTGTTGGAAGCGTGGTAGTGGAGAACGCGTCAAACGACCTTTATAACGGTAGCAATATGGGGTCCAATTTTGACGCAATTATCGGGGTTTATACGTTCCGCGCCGCAAACTTCCTGAACGTCAACAACAACACTTTTTGCTCTCCCGCCGCGCAGTCAAACATCGGGCAGTTGCTGTTTGACTCATGCTTGTTCCGAAACGCGGACTCACAGGGCGTGCTTAAGCTGATTAACGGCAACGTCAACACGCTAAACCGAATAACTTTCCGTGATTGCGTCTTCGGCGCTGGCGTGCAAGGCATCGCTGGGGGCACGTTTGCCAATACCCCGCTCCTGGAGATTATAGGCGGGCGCGCAGAATCCGCGCACGGCGCAATGCTTACCCTGAACGGCGGTTCGCAGTCTATGAACGTGCTTATTCGGGACTTCGACAACGCCAACCAGATTTTCAACATTCTGACGCCATATTCCGGGACGCTTAAACTGAACGTAATGGGCTTGGGGAACTCGGCCAGCATCTTCAGCAACTTCACCATTAGCGGTGCCACCATCACAATGCAAAACCCGGACGGCACTTGCCCGGTAGACATTACCAAACTCTCTGCGTCGGCCTCCGGGCAGATCGCACGGCATTTTGTTGGCACGGCCAATTTCGTTCCCAACAACGTCATGGCGGTGAACAACGGCGCTGGGTGGCAAGTGCTGGGTGGGGCCAAGCAAACCATCACCGCGGCGGGCTCGATGACGCCGGACTTTAGCGCGGGCAACCTGATCACGATTAGCACGCTGGGCGCGGGCCCGACTGCCTACACCATCAACAACCCCAGCAACATGCCTACCGTAATTGGAGAAACGGCCCAATTTACATTCGCCGATGGGGGCGGCGCCGGAAACACCGTTTCCTGGGGCACCAATTACGTGTTTCCTACGGCATTCACCGTGACCGGCATCGGCAGCACAAAGAAATCTACCGCAGTGTTCCGATTCGACGGCACCAACTTAATCGCAATTGGCGCTAATTCCTGGGCTTGATGATTGACAGCCTCAACCGCAACGAGTATAACCGCTCACAAGTGAGCGCTCACTTACTAGGAGTAACCCATGGCTCTGACCGTTCCGCTTCCGTTCAACCCTGGATCACTGGAGTACAACGGTGGCCAGGTCAACCTTGGCGCGTTAAACCAACTGATCACCGCGCTATCGGGTAGCGCTTCGCCCAGTTACGGCAACTGGTTGCCGACCACGCAGGCCGGAGGTGCGACCGTGTCGCTTACCGCTGCCAACATGCTGGGCGGCATCTTCAGCCATACCGGTTCCGCCGGCGCCACCGCCGTCACCACCGCCACCGCCGCCGCCTTGGCCGCTGCGTGGCCCGGGCTGCAAGTTGGCGCGACCTCGCCGTTCGTCTACGTCAACCTTAACAACGCCACGGACACCGTGGCGGGCGGTTCGGGCGTTACGATGACGGCGGGCTCGGCGTCGAGTCCGTTTACCGTAGTCACCAACGCGGCCCGGTTTTTCACGCTTCAATGTACCGCTGCCCCGGTGAACATCATTGGCCTGGGGTGGAACAACGGCGTGGCCACCGTCACCACCAACCTGCCGCACGGACTGGCGGCGGGGAACTCGGCCATTATTGCCAACACGACCAACGCGGCCTTCAACGCAACGTGGACTGTGGCCACGGTACTTAACGCCTACCAGTTCACTTTTGCCATCACGCAGGCGCAGATTATCACTGCATCGGGATCGCCGTCGGTTTCTAACGCGATTGTTCCCGGTCCGTCTGTCACGCAGCCAGCCCTTTTGAACACCGCGCCCACGTTCACTTGCAGCTCGTGGTTTGCGTGGCCCGCCACGATGATCGCGTGAGGATGCCATGGCAATCGTGAAAATACCCGGGGGAATTACCCCCGACAACGTGGGCATGTGGGGCCTGTTTGGCTTAATGTCCAACGTGAACAACTATGCCGAGTCCATCTCGGGGGTGACCACTACCAGCACCAACACCACCCTGACGGCGGCGCAACTGCTGGCGGGGTTCACGCAGTTGAACTCCGGTGCGGCAGGCGGGTACACCGTCACCTTTCCGTCAACCGCGGCCATCCTGGCCGCGCTTGGGCCAACCGTCCCGACCGATGGCACCTACGCGCAGTCGNTTCACCTGATCAACAACTCAGGGCAATCCATCACCAACATTGTGGCCGGTGATGCAAGCACTACCGTGTCGGGCACGGCCACGCTTTCTACCGCGAACGTGCGAAAGCTCATTCTTGCGGTGACCAGTCCGACCACAATCACCGTCACGAACGTGGGTTCTTGGGGTTTGTAACACCGCAGCATCGACTGGTGACCGTTAGCCACCACGCTCGACTTGTGACCGTAAGCCACTGGAGATAGTCATGGCAGAAGATATTGTAGAAAACGACGACTTGGATCCCGTAGGGCCCGAGGAAATTGAGGAAGAAGGGGCCGAGGATACGGAAGAGATCGCCGAGGAAGACGGCGTACCTGCGGAACCGGAACCCAAGGCCAGCCGAGCGCAAGACCGCATCCGCGCATTGTCGGAAGAGTCTCGGCGTGAGCGTGAGGCGCGGCAGCAGGCGGAACAGCGCGCCGAACTGCTTGAACGCCAGCAACGCGAAGCGCAGGAAGCCGCCCGCAGGGCGCAGGAGATGGAAGACGAATCGTTGCCCTACGAGCAACGATTGCACCGCTGGGCCGCTCGCAGGGACCAGGAGTTTCAGAATCAACTGCGAATGACGCAGGCGCAGTTGATGGACCAGTCCGACAAGACGCAATACGAACTGCGTGCCGCGACCGATCCAAGGTTTAAGAAGTACGCATCCCGCGTGGAGGAGCGTCTTACGCAGATGCGGGCGGCGGGAACCAGCGCGCCGCGGGAAGCGGTGTTGAAGTATTTGATTGGCGAGGATGCCCTGTCGGACAGGGGCCGCAGCAACACGGCCAAGCAGAAGTCGGCGGCATCCTCGCGGGTGTCCGTAGCGCGTGGGGAACCGGTCCGGGCAAGATCCGACATCGGAACTCGAGCGCAGCGGGTGAAGAGTTTGGAAGAGCGGCTGTCTGATCAACCGTTGTAACCGAGTCGCAGGCTGAGAGCCGGGCTCATGACTGAGGGTCCACCATGAACATTTTTAAGCTTGTCTCCAGCCTGTTTGGCCCTGGCGGGTTCCTCTCGCCCGGTCTTGTAAACGCGCAGTCCACGTTTTCTGCCGATGTTTCAAACTACATCGAAGAAAAAACCCTGCCGCTTGCCCGTCGCCAACTGGTGGCCTACCAGTTTGGTGACCCCCTGACGTTGCCAATGTCTAGCGGCCTGACCTACACGGCCACCCGCTACGAGCGACTGCCCCTTCCGTTCGCTCCCCTGCAAGAGGGCGTGGCGCCGGTCGGCAGCGCTATGACTCTGTCCCAGGTGACGGCCACTGCCCAGCAGTGGGGTGATCGCGTCATCATCACTGACGTTGCCAACCTCACGATCAAGCATCCGCTGTTTCAGAAGGCCATCGAACTCGTGGCCCTGCAGATGCCCGAGACGATGGAGCGCAACACTTTTAACACGCTGATGGCCGCGACCCAGGTCAACTACGCCAACGGCAAGACCACGCGCGCAAGCCTAATCGCCACTGACGTGATGTCCCCCACCGAGGTGTACCGCGTGGTTGGCTCGATGCTCAACTACGGTGCCCCGCAGTTCATGGGTCAAGAGCGCGAGGACATGATGATCGACGCGGACCGTCCTGCGCAGAACGGCGGATCGCCCGCCACCACGGAACATTACGTCGGCCTTATCCATCCTCTCGTGGTGCAGGACATGCGCCAGAACGCCACCGTCGCCAACGCCTTCTCGAACAGCGACATCAACCGCCTGTACAACAATGACCTGGGCGAGTTCGGCGGCGTGCGATTCTGCAAATCGAACATGGTTCCCTATTTCACGGGCGTTGCCGCCGTCACCGCCTCGGCTCAGGCTGGTGGTGGTACCTTCGCCGTGGGCAACTACGCCGTTCAGGTGACCGGCGCTCCCGCGCAAACCTCGCAGGAACGCAACATCTACCAGGCGCAGACCTCTCTGGCCGTGGCGGCTAACGGGTCCATTACGCTGACGACGCCGAACGTGCCGGGCTTCGTGTTTAGCGTCTACGTCTCCGTGGCAGGTTCAAACACGCTGACCAACCTGGGACTGTGCGCCTCCGGCCCCACCAGCGGCCCGCTGGCCGGTCAGGCAACCCAACTCACGGCCAACACGGCGGTGACCATCACGGGCGTTGGCGCGGCTCAAACCCCGCCCGCCTCCCCC